ACAAACACTTACAAATGGCAAATCCTTTTTATTGTTTTTGGACTTAGCCATCTAAATGTTTATACTATTAAAATATAGAATATTATTTATATTCTTACGCTATAAATAATTTACTTAGTACTTAGTCCTAAGAACCAAACATATCTTTCGCTTTCTTTGCGACTAAGATCAACAAGAATAATATTAAACCGCCGTTAATACCCACTAATGCGCCTTGTAAAGGATCTTTGCCTTTTAATATACCTGGCGTTAGATATGTGCCGATACCAGATGCAAATATTATAATAAATGCAAGTGGTTGAATAAATATATTTAAACTATCAAAAAATTTCATCAGTAATTCTATTCCAAAATATTTATAAATATAATCCCAAATTGTAGGGTTCTCGCATATTCCAGGAATATATTCACCCTTTGTATTTTTAATATACTCATCCATTTGACTATAAATTCTCGTATTGAATCCTTTATAAATAAATACAGCTAAGAACACATAAACAATAATATATAACATCATCAAAAATATACCCATGGGAACACCAAATGTCATTGCTGCCATTAATCTTAAAAATCGATTAATAAAAAAGAAGATCACTCCCACTTTATCTGGGAAAATGCCCGTCTTTTCAGGAACTTCATAGAACATTTTGTTCGCATCTTCCATAAATGTTTTCAGCCATAACGCCAAAACAACACCCATGCAACCGTATCCTATCCATCCCACATTTCCGGCTATTCCGTTTATTAAGAAGTCCTTAAAAAAAGCACCGGAATATTTAAAAAAGAAAACCAATAGTATAAATATAATGACAAACACAAACGTAGCATTAAAAAATTGTCTAGCAAACTTAGGAATTATTTCTGTAATTGCCTTATTCAATATCTCTGGGAAGAAAATAGAATATTCAAAAAAGAATAATACAAGATATAGTATTTGATTATTGATAGCAGCTTCCTTTACTTTTTCTCTAGAAATATCAAATAAATGAACCTTTTCAACATCCTTATAGTACATAATAAAAAATAAATTATAACTTACAAAAGATGCCATTATTGCTGCCTCTGTCCATACCATGTGATCTCGAATAAGCTTAATATCAGAGTCTTGGGCAGTGTTGTTCGATAAAGCCATAGCTAAGCGTCTTGCTATAATATCGTTCAATGCATTCGCTTTTTTATATAAAAAATTAATGAGGGATATAATTTTTTCTCTTGGATCCGTGCCATCCGCTGAATCACGTTCATCATTTACATTATCAAGCCCGTCATAGTCGGCATCTGTAAATCCCTCAACCGGTTTTTGAAAGGACAAAGTCTCTGTTTTCTGTACTGGCGTAGTATTAAACGGTTCTAGACGACTCGGTTCTGGATCAAGTTTTGGCGTATTATCTAGCGTCTCCAACACGGGTATGTTTTTATAATTATTCCGTTGTTTTTTGTTTTTGATACGTTTTAGTTTATAATTCATATTTATGACTTGGAATGTATCCTTACTAAATTCATTCATTGTACTATTATATTATAGTTCGATAATATAATACATATTTTATCTAGAATATAACATTCCACAATTGCCGCCTATAAAAGAGAGAACATTATATCGCTCCTCATAAAGAACCAAATTGTAGTTATATTCAAAAAGTTGATAATTTGTCTTTTTAATTCCTACTGGATTACCTTGTGCGTCGCAAATAATATTCACAGCAGAATTAATCAAATCCAAGGGAGGAACGTAAGTCGTTGTTTCTAATTGAATTGTTCTGAATTTGCTTAGATTTATTGCACCACTCGGTTGATATTCATACGGACTTGTATCTAAACAAAAATTATAACAATAAATGCCTTCTTTTGCAAAGCCACGTGTTCTCGTATATTTTTCAATATAGTTATAAATTCCATTTACTTGTGTATTTTCACGATATTCGCCATCTAACAATATACCCATCGTTTCTAATATTTCCTTTTGATTTTCTGCGTGAAAATCGCCCGTAATTGTAATTCCGCTATTATATAAATTACCAAAATTTGGATGTACACCCATGCCATAAGATAAATCAGTACCTTGAAAGGGTTGGTTGGGTGCAATAATTATATTTGATGGTAAATTTCCATAGGGCCAATTTGTATAATTACTCCATTCATTTCTTAGATTTACATCATTGCGCTGTAAATAAAATAACCAGTTTGATATCATACCATTTGAGTTGACCTTGCTTCTCGTGCTTCCTGTTATATTCTCAAAGAAATAATCGAAAACATCTTTTACTAAATATACTTGGTCTTGGGCTGCAAATACTTTGGCTTCTTCTTTGGATAAAAAACAATAGGTCGAAATAAGATGCACATCTGCGTTCCAAGTAGAAACTGTGTTTTGATAGTCGGCAGTTTGAATAAATGGACTAGGTGGCGTTTGCAAAAAACGATACATTTGGAAAATCGCCTTATTGAAATCTGGGCGTACATATGGGAAATTATAATTAATATCAAAGACATCACGAACTTGAAATAATTCTTGTATGGGTCGAAGTGTCACAGAGATCACTAATTCATTATATTGCAAAGCTATTAATGGGAATGCACATGCACTATTTAGCGTAAACCATGTATTAATCGGTATATATAAAGTTCTTCCACGAATCGATGGTTCAGCACCATTTTGATTGGTTGTATATGCAGCAGATGGATATGAATTATCTCTCGAAAATGAATTCGCAGGATCATATAATTCAGGCACATTGCCGGTCATTTGGTTAAATAACTTTTTCTTTTCTTCCGTAAAATCACGGTCTACTACTGCACCCAAATAATCACCGGTATACTTTTGTATAGTGATTGAGCCACATGTAATCGTAATCTCTTTTATAATTTGCGTGCCAATATCCTTTATCCAACGAAATCCATAAGGCACCCATTGCTCATTTGTATCTGGTGATGGTGGATAGACTGGACTAAAAATATCAGGCAAATTCAATACGAGATAGGTATCCATCAATAATTCGGCATACCTTTTTACAGTAAATTGATAGGTAGATGGCTCTGTCAATCGTAGATCACGAGAACCATCATAATCCAGTCTAAATTTTTGTAGACCAAAATTACTATATTTTGAATACGTGACTTTAAAAAATGTTTTACTCGGATTTCCAGTTAAAAATATGTTATTATTTCCAACGGATATTATATTTAGTAACCCTCCGCCCATGATTTATTATTATTGATGGTATATTATATAGTTATTTTTTATTATATTTGTTTATCTATAGATTATATACATTGATGAACATTTACAAAAGGGTTCTAATTGCATTTATTATTATTCTATTTAGTTATATATTATGGCGACTTATCGTGCGTCGTTCTGAAATTATACATGAAAATAAAAAGGAAGGTTTTGAATTTAATATCATACCAACCGCAGCAGAATCTGAATTAAATAGTTTAAAAGACAATACACTCCATATAAATATTCAAACTATACAAAAACAATATGCTACACTTCCACTTAAAGAATATTGCATTAAGGGATCTTACAATTCGGCTCTTACTGGAAAATACGTATCCAATGATATGTTGGTTTATCAATTGAGTCGTGGTTGCAGATTCTTTGATTTTGAAGTCTATTATATTCAGGATCCGACATCAGGAAATTATAGTCCTCAAGTTGGATATAGCACAGACGGGGCATTTGTCAGTATGAATAGTGAAAATACTATTTTATTAGACAATACACTCTCTGCTTTAGTATCCAATGCTTTTTCACAACCTTCACCAAATAATGGAGATCCACTTTTTATTAATTTACGTATAAAGTCGAACAATAATGATGTATATCGTGCCGTTGCTGGTTCAGTAGATTTTGCCCTTCGTAAAAAATTATACCCAAAGACGGTTACAAAAGACACGCCGATGAATGAGCTTATGGGACGTGTTGTATTGATGGTTGATAAAACCATTAACTATAATTATACACAATATACAGGCTGCAAAGATGGTGATCAAACGTGTTATGATTTAACGCAATATACGAATCTTCAAAGCGGAAGTACAAATATGATGATAAACCGTTATACAAATATTTTAAATCAAAATCATATCCAGCTATTTATTAAAGACGATGATCTTCGCACGAATGTGCGCAATATGAATTTAGTCTTACCCGATGTTTTACCCGAGAATGCCAAAAATGCATACGTTCAAAATTTTTATGTGAAGTATGGATGTCAAATTGTACCCATGAAATTTTATCAGCAAGATCATGGTCTAAAATTATATGAGGAGTTTTTTAATGACAATAATGCTGGAATTATACCATTGAGTACGGCTATTATGTATTATCAAAAGTTAGATCAACAAAACACGTAAATTATATATTTTTATATCATAAATATATATACCCTATGAAACATAATATATCAAAGAAAAATTATAAAAACAATGCCTATTTTAAAAAATTCAAAACCGATCTTTGTACAAATACGATGACATACGAAGATTGCGAATTAGCTATTTTAAGACATGCGGTAGAAGAAACTGAAAAAACGCAAGGTGAAAAAACAGTGAATAGCACTGAAATACAAAAAATACTTATTATTGTAGAGGACTTTATTATTCATAAAAAACTATTATGTTATGGCGGTACTGCGATAAATAACATTTTACCCAAATATGCGCAATTTTATAATCGAGAAATAGAAATCCCTGACTATGACTTTTATTCCGCAAATGCTTTAGACGACGCAAAGGAATTGGCAGATATATATTATGCAGCTGGTTATAAAGACGTTGAGGCAAAGGCTGGATTACATATGGGCACGTTTAAGGTTTTCGTGAATTTTATACCTATTGCCGATATTACGTATATGAATAAAGATCTATACGCTTCACTTTTGAAGGAATCTGTTTTAATCTCAGGCATTCATTATGCTCCACCTGATTTTTTACGTATGTCCATGTATTTAGAATTGTCTCGACCCGCAGGAGACGTTTCACGATGGGAGAAAGTATTAAAACGTTTGACTCTTTTAAATGAACATTATCCTATGAAAACGGGGAAGAATTGTGGCCCGATTGAAATTCATGAACAAAGCAAGGATTTTGAGAACATTTATTTTACAGTTCGAGACACCCTTGTTGATCAAGGTGTTATATTTTTTGGTGCATATGCGTTAAGTCTGTATTCAAACTATGTAGAACACATTCATAATGAACCCACGTATTCAAGTTTTGATGTTATTTATGAAAATCCTTCCCGTATTGCAGTAATTATTAAAGAGCATTTAGAACGTGAGAATATTAAAAACATAAAAATTACAAATCGGGCTGCTGTTGGCGAACTTATCCCAGAACATGTAGAGGTTTCTTTTGGAAAAACACCAATTGTTGTCATATATAAACCAGTTGCGTGCCATAACTATAATAAAATATTTCGGGGAAACAAAGAAATTAATATAGCGTCCATTGATACCATGTTAACATTCTATTTATGCTTTTTATATATTAATTTGCCTTATTACAACAAAGAGAGGTTGGCATGTATGTCAAAATTCTTATTTGAAATACAGCAAAAGAATCGTATTGAACAACGAGGATTATTGAAACGTTTTAGCATTGATTGCTATGGTAAGCAACCTACACTTGAGACCATACGTTCCGAAAAGGCTGAAAAATATATCGAATTAGGTAAAAATCGTAGCGGCAAAGAGTATGAGATGTGGTTTTTAAAATATGTACCTGATAAAGTAAAACCACTCAGTGAATATGGGGCTTCTGTATCCAAAAAATTCAAAAAAGAGGTCGCTGAGATAGATAGCAAAGCATCTATATCAGAATCCAGTCCAAACGCTGAAATTGCCAAAACAATTCGCCGCCACAAATTGCGTAAAACTACGAAGACGGCGTCTACATTTATGGATATGTTCCGTTCTCGGCGCCGCAAACAGAACTCTACTAAAAAATTATAATTCCACTAAAAAATTCATTGCCTTAAAAACCGTATAATAAACAGATCCGAACATCAAACTTTTAAATAAGAGTCCATAGAAATTAAAATTACCATCTGCATTGTGAAGTGATAAAAAATCAAAGCGTTTAAATATGAATCGATTTATAATAGGAAGTTGGAAAAAGAAAAATAAAATAGCTACGAAAATAGGTATTTGAAATTCTGTCATGATATTGTCTAGACGGTTGTTCTCCTTTTTTTTATTCTCATATTCGATGCGATTCTTTTCTGTCATATCCTCATAATCCCTGACGTAATCACTCGACATATTTGCTTTTGGGATGAAATTGGGTTTTACTTGTTCGTCTTGTATGTATCCAACTGAATCTCTTGGTATATCACGTGAAGGTATGCGCTGATGGTTTAATTGTTGTAACTCCGCTTGCTGTTCTTCTGTTAAAAACTGAGACTGAGGCGGTGGTGGTAAATAGGTTTGAGGCAGAATTTGTTGTTTTTGCGAAATATTGGGTTGTTGCGGCGGTTGCATAATAGGGTTTTGTGTAGAAACACCATATGGATTTGGGTGAATGTTTATAGGTATATAATTTTGTGCTTGACCGTCGTCGAATTGTACCCGTTTTTGTTGTGCGCCTTGTGGGTTATTCATTTGCATATTATTATCTAAAGGCAAATCCGCTATTCGAGTAATGTTTTCCATTTTTTAACTATATAATAGTAAACTTCTAAATATTATATAGTTTGACGAATCGTTTGTTTTCGACGGCGACTCTGTTTCTGTTTCCTACTTTTTTTATGTCTTTGTTTTTTACCGGTTTTATTTTTTGCACTAGCACCGCCCTTATTTATATAGTAATTGTTATCATGTAAAAACATTCCCAAGGCTTCCTTGATTTGGTTGTCTGTAATATGACCAAACTGTGCCACGTCTTGATGAATAATATTTTCTCTTATTTTTTTAATTTTTGTTTCTACTTCTTTTACAGATATTGGTCTTACGGATTTAAAATATAACCCTTTTTTTTCAATCTGGGCTTTTAAATCTTCGCAATCCTTCATTATATATTTTAATAATATTTTTTGCCGAGGAACCAGTTCTACATTCCTACTCCTTTTGGTTCATAGTCGGGTTCAACAACACCAATTACACGTTTTGTAGAGTCGCATTTATCCGCATCCACTGAATATTTATAGCATTTATCACCATGTTTATAGGTTTTTCCTTCTATATCACCAATTATAGGACCATTGAAAATGATACAATTTTTATCTGTACATACTTTTCTAAATAAACTCGCTAGTCCTAAGCCCAACAAGATGGATATAATATTCCTTCCATAATCCGTATTCAAAAGGCGTTGAAAATTCATTGTTTTTATATTATACATAGACAATATACACCGATGAAGATTTAAAATGGGACAAATTTCCGTAGGAGATTTGCCTTTTAATTCATTTATCGGTAACGTTGCCCTTTAATATCTAGCGGAACGCCCTAAATGCGTTCCGTTTTACACCTTTGGACATTTAAATCGCCGGATTTCCGGCAATTTATCAGTCACAAAGGCAACGTTACCTAGGACATTTTCAATGTCCGAAGGTGTAAATCTTAAAGGGTGTATAAAAGCCTAGATCTTAATTTTGTAATGGCACTTTGGATATTTCATTTTCATTTGAGGGACAACTTACTTCTGTCTGTTTGAATGAAAAACATGTACCGGTCTTATCTTTATATTGTAATAACGCAGCATTTTCTGGTGTAGGATAAACTAATATTTTACGATTATCGGGCATTGTCATATATACAGCAAAAAGACCAAATACGAGCGCCAATAAAAATACCTTTATATTGATATACTTTGATAAACTCATTATATATTTCAAATAGATTTTATTTCTTGTTTTTCTTCTTCTTTTTGGAGCCTTCACTAACTTGTGCTTTATTTTTATCCTCCTCCTCCATTT